CACCTGTTAACATCAATCCGTTTTCGATACCACCTGTTGACATCAATCCGTTTTCGATACCACCTGTTAACATCAATCCGTTTTCGATACCACCTGTTGACATCAATCCGATTACAATACCAAATATTGAAATCAATCCAATTACAATACCACCTATTGAAATCAATCCGATTACAATACCACCTATTGAAATCACATTTGAAGCTCCGCCAACTATTCCAGTAGATTATGGTTCTCCACCATCTATTCCAGTAGATTGGGGCGAACCGCCAACAATAAGTTGTAATTGCACAATGAAAGTAGAATGTCCAACTGGTGCCATGAGATCTAAACGTTTTAACTCATTAGAAGATTCATTTGAAGATCAACCATTAGAAGTTGAAATAGCAGACATTGGAATTCCATCTGAAATTAGAATTATTGCTCCTGAATTAAAAGACATACATGTTTTAAGCGATATACCAGAAAGAATAAGAATCGAAGGCGTAAACATACCTACTTCGATCAAATTCGATACTGGTAAATTTGTATTTCCTTCTGAGATAAAACTTGTATCAGATAACATACCATCAAGAATTGAATTGTTTTCAAAGTTCGAGATACCATCGAGAATCGAATTGTATTCTACTTTGCCATCTTCGATTAAATTAGAACTTTCTGACAATTTCCCGTCCGTTTTCAGATTAGAGGCCATAGGTATACCAGAAAAAATTCAAGTTACAGGAATGCCATCGACTATCGAACTTGTTGGTGCGCCAAGTGAAATAAAACTTGTAATGCCAGACAAACCAGAAATCGAAATGGTTTATAAAGGTGCGCCGATTGATGTGAAAATAAACTTAGACATTAGTAAATTAACAGGGGAGAAAGAAAACCTTAACTGTGTGGCGATAGTGCCATGTAAGCCATAAAAATCATGACAACAATTGAAAAAGTTAGAATAAAAAAAACAAAAAATGGAAATGAATATTTACTCACTAAAAATAATATATGGGTAAGAAATTCAAACAAAGAAACAGTTCCTCGCATCGATATAAATTCATCATATAGAGATTCTAATTATGGTGAATTTTATAAAAATGAAAAAGAAAACGAATTTATAAACACAGTTTCAATCGAAAGAGAAAATCTAGAATTAAATAAAGTCGTAATCGTTTCAGATGGCTATGATTTCGTCAATAAAGTAAAAATTATAGATGAATTACCTAGAGATGTTAAGATAATAGCAGTAAATGGATCTTTGGCTAAATGGCCATTAAAAAACAGATATCCTAATTATTATCTAGTCAATAATCCGTTCAAAGAGTGCATGAAGTTTTTCCCAAGACAATTAAGAAATCATCCTAGTTGTATTGCTTCTACCAAAACATATTCTGATTTTTTAAAAAATTACAGAGGAGTTATTTACAATTACAATTCAGTTGATGAAGTTTATTACAAATGTAAAAAGCCAATAGATCCAATACTTCAAATAGACGATTATAGAAATCCAATATGTGCGGCACTTGGTTTATGTGATAAATTTTACACAAGTAAGGTCCTCTTGCTTTGTTGCGACAACAGCCATTCTACATGTAAAGACGGTATGCAAAAATTAGAAAATGGATTGTATCAATATCCTCAAAATGAAATAGCACATGGGATCATTGATGGCATGTGCTATTGGTTTGGAAAAAATGAAATGAAAAACATGGATGTGTCAGATTCATCTTCTGGAGAAAAATATATTAATACACAATATATAAGTACGGAAGAAATTTTGAGTTTTTTTTCAACATAACATAGAATGGAGGCTTATATGGAAAAAAACAGTGAAGATCCGATTAAAAACGAAAACAAGGATTGTCCTTTTGTATTTTCGAATTTTAAAAAATGGTTGAACAATCAATCTGAAGAAAAAGAAAACAAAAAACCATATGTTGGTTTGAATGTTGAACCGAAAATATCTGAAAGCAAGTTGTTAAATAAAATTGAACCAGTTGTTGGTGATTTAGCCGACCTATCAGAAGAATTTTCTAATTATGGCGGTACTATTTCAGAAATAGATGGTCATCAATTTTTAATCGAAACGGATCATGGTAGTTTTTTCATAAATAGGATTTATGTGAAAAAATCTATCTAAGAAAGAAACTTTTTAGCGGTCATGATTTTTTGTTTCAATAATTTGTTATTATTTATAACATATCCAGAAACAAAATCTCTTTTATATTCAGGTGTCGAAGAAGGGGGTACATTAGTGTATCCCCTTGTTTTCAATTCGTACCTCAATGTTCTGTAATCAACAGCTTGATACAACCAGAACTCCCATAACAATCTATTTGTTGCGATTATTTGATTTATTTCTTCTTGCCATAACAAAGGAAGATTTATTTGATTTACATTCGTAACAGATACAGGCAACATATATTTAGAATATACGCTTGTAATGATCCTGACTTCTGTTTTGTCTCTTCTGCCTAAATACATCCAAGTTTTAAAATTAATGTTTGCCATTGTTTTTTTCTTTAATTAAATAAAAAAGTTCCTCTAGAAGTATCTTAGAATATATATCATGTACTCCAAATTCATTTAGGAAAATATCCATGCTTGTTTCTAATGATGTAAAATCGATTTCTTCTTTTGATTCCATTGTAGACCTTGATGTTTATATAGAGAAAAAAGATTCGTGTTGTTTGCTTTATCTAGGCAACTCTGCCGAATATATTTTATTGTTAAATTTGTTAAAAGAACATATTCATAAAAAATTTGATAATATTTCTTTTAAAGTTGCTTGCAAAACAAATATTATAGAAAAACTTAAATATCAAGAAATAGACTTTATAAAGGATGTGAACTCGATCAATCTAAAAGATTTTGGTTTTATATATGAAATTAAATTTGATCTACAAAAAACCACACATCCTTTAGAAGATTTAGTAGAAGAAATTAATTATAAGTTTAAAATCAAACAACAAAACACAATTAAATTTGCTAAAATTTTCCCACAAGGTTCATTTCCAATCAAATCATTGACCGAACCACAAATTAAAATAATCGAAAATATAATCAAAAAAAACGGCATAGAAATCACAAAAAACGATGAATTAATTGATTGGGCCATAGGCACACAAAACATTGATACTTATTTACATGCCAGCAAAGGATTAAAAACTACCATGGTAAATGTCGATTTGGGTAAAAATTTAATCAAAAGATTGTATGAAAATGTAGAATTTTTAAACATATAACATAAATACATTTAAGAAATGCTTAAATGCTTCATAAATATACAAAAGGAGTTACCATGAGTGAATTTAGAGTTAAGTTAAACAATGCGAAACAAGGTCTATTAGATCTCGATCCAACTTCAGCTAGCAGCTTACAATTCTCTGTGTCAAAACAAAGAACCATGTTTGTTACTGGCCCTAAAAGAAAAATCAGAGAATTAAAAGATGGCGATACATTTACTGATTGCAATTACTGGAAAAGGTTTGCAGTACCAGAAATGGCAGAAGATTCAGCGTTTATTGAAATTATAAGCGATGACGGAAGCATTTACAGCGATATTGAATCTGAAAATGTATTCCCTGCTTTTTCTAATCTTACCGTAGCTCAAAATTCGGTTTTTGCCGCAAATGAAATCGACTTTTATGAAGAATACGGTTCACATGCAAATTTCGTACAAATTCAAAATAGTAGCGACTATCCATGTGAAGTAAAACTCAACGGAAGTTCTTCAGCTGTGTTTACTCTAGCTGACAATTCAACACAAGTCTTCAATGGTGGCGACTTAATTGTAACTAAGATTAATTTCGCTGGTGACTCCGGTGGGTCAACCGAAATTCAAGTACTTGCTGCCCTAAAAAGCGTAATAAATAGCTAACAAACAACTATTTCAAAAGGTCTGCTATTTCGATAGCAGACCTTGCTAGGATTAAAAAATGAAAACATTTGTAGAGTTTTGTAAAAACACAAAGAAAAAACTACCTGTTTGGAGCATAGACGAAACCGGTGGCACACGAAGAGCAGGAATAGCATATTGGGCTTATCCAGATGGCTATATTAGAAGTCATTATCCAGCATCTTATTTTATGCCTACAGCAGCTGATGCTTTGTTTAAAATGGGACCTAAAACTGATGATCACAATGTAGATCATGGTGAAATGAAATGGCAACACCATGCAACAATGGTAAAACACGAAAAAAACAAATCTAATTAGTGTTTTAAAAACTATATTATTTCATGGCAATTGTAGAATATTATAGAAAGAAAAATAAAATTCTCCTAAATCAAAAACTTGGTGGTTTAGGAGATGTTTTTTTGTGCAGAATGCTCATAAAACAAATAAAAAAACAAGCTAATGATTGCACTGTAGATTTCGCCTGTCAATCACAATATTTAGATGCAATAAACGACCACCCACTAATCAACAATGTATTTGATGCAAAAAAAGTCGATACTTCTCAGTATGGATTAGAATTAGATTTTTGTGTCAAAAAATCTAACGAAATAGAAACAATAGAATCTCCAAATGGACAAAGAAGCAGAGTGGAAATATGGGCTGATACATACAATGTTAAAAGAAACTTCGACATGATGCTACATGTTGATGAAAATGTAAAAGATAAAATATCACATCGAATAAAAAGAAACAAAAATAAACTAATTGGATTTTGTCCAGTATCAAAAATGACGGCAAAAACTTTGACCAAAGATCAACAAAAATTAATTTTAAACATAATTAAAAGTTACGATTTAGATGTCGTAGGGATTCATAATAAAAAATTAGAATCTTTTGATGAAGAATGTACACCAAATATTACAGATTTATCAATTAAAGAATTGATAGCACTTGTCGACTGCTGTGACTATGTAATTTCAGTAGATACATCTTGTTTTCACATAGCTGGTGGTCTTAAAAAACCACTTGTTGGTATTTTCACATATACAGATGGATACCTATATGGAAAGCATTATGAAAAAGTAATTGTACAAAAACACAAGCTATTTGATACGAATTGGGAGTGTGGACCTTGCTACGCAAAAGATAAATGCCCAAAATCTTCTTGCATGGTAAAACCTTGTCTTACAGAACTTAATGAAAAAGATTTTATTCAAGGAATCGAAAAAATGTTTAATATATGGCCAACAAATAACTAAACTAATTTAGGAATTAATATGGTTAAATACATAGAGACACAAAAAACACAAGTAATCACCAAAAATGGTGAATGTGAGATCAATATTAATTTAACTTTAAACATTAATTTGACAAATGAAGGACTTAGTTTAAATGTAAACAATAAAGAAGAAATGATTGTAAATCAGGTGGACTCCAAAAAAAACGACAAAGTAGAATGGGAAATACCAGATTTTACAAACACATTAAATCCTGTAAACTTTGGTAAATAACAAGGAGAAATTATGGCTGGAATAGGTTTTGATTGCGGAACATACAATTTGGTAAGTTGCAAAAGAGATGCAGATGGAAAGTTTTCTAATAAAAGAGAAGTAAATGCTTTTCTGGAAATACCATTAGAAAATAGATTTGTTTTCGAAATGATGAAAACAGCTGGTGTGCCACTTATAGAAAGAGGCGATGTTGGCTATGCTTTAGGAGAAGCTGCTGTAAATATGGCATACACAATGAGTACACTTGAATTAAAAAGACCTATGAGTGCTGGTTGTGTAAACCCAAAAGAAAAAGATGCATTTCAAATCCTAAGCATTATGATGCATAGCCTAATCGGAGAGCCAAGTAAAGACAAAGAACTTTTGTACTATAGCATTCCAGCAAACGCTATCAATCAAGAAACCGATGCTGAATATCATGAAAAAGTATTACAAGCAATATTCAAGGCGTATAAATCAAGCAAAGGACTAGTAGTTGACGCACATCCAATCAACGAAGCACTAGCCTTGGTTTACGCTGAATTAAAAGACAAAAACTTTACAGGAATTGCAGCGTCTTTTGGTGCCGGAATGGTAAATGTTTGCTATGCAATGTATGGGAATCCAATATTTAAATTCGCAATTGTAAATAGCGGAGATTGGATAGACAAACAAGCTGCTAAAGCCACAGGAGAAACTCCAACATATATCAACAAAGAGAAAACAAAAGTCGACCTTTCTAAGCCTCCAACAAATCTTGTCGAAAGAGCGATTCAAACACAATACAGAATAATGATAGAAAACACTGTCAATGAAATAAAAAACGGACTATCAAATGCTTCAAAAAGCGTTCATTCAGATCAACCAGTAGATATGATCATTGCTGGAGGAACCTCTTCACCTCCGGGGTTTGATGATATTTTCCGTGATACTATTATGCAAGCAAAGTTATCAATTAAAATTGGTGATGTTATTAGGCCGAACGAACCACTTTATAGCGTAGCTAAAGGATGCTTAATCGCAGCCGAAGCAGCTTATAAATCATAAAAGGATAAAGATGAAAAAAAATAGAGCTATTTCTGATCTAGGTGTTGCAGCATACATTTTTATGCATGACTACAAAGTACTTGGGCGTAGAGCAAAAGAAATTGTGTTTTTAATAGAAGAACCTAAAAACGACAATCAATTCGATCAACTGACATTAGATTATCTAAGCAGCGAATTTCACAGATTCGATGCGTGTATAATGTCATTGAAAAAAATAGGCGACTTTCCATTTGAAAACAAAAACGCTAGACATGTAACTGATTTGGGTGCAGCAGCGTATATTCTTATGCACAAATATAGATTGCTAGGAAGAAAAGGAAAGAATATATTCTTCGAAGTAGAAATAGAAAACAATGATAAATTTGATGAATTATCTTTAGATTATATTTCAAGCGAATTTCATCGATTTGATTCTTGTCTTATGTCATTAAAAAAAATAAACGAATATATATCAAATCAAGGTTAGATGTGATATATAAATTAAAGGATTTATAATAAAATGACAAGAGAAGAAGCCTTAAAAAATCTTGAAAATCAAATTGATTATTTTACCTATGAATTAAAACGGTCCATAGTTAATTCTGCGATTACTGGGCATCAATCTTCAAATGTTTGGGATAAATTTAAAGGTTTTATGCAAAACCTTTATCACGGAAAAAATAATCCAAAAAATCCAAACTTTACTAAAAGTGTTTTAGGACACGGTCTTGGAAAACAAGCAAATGAAAACAAACATGTGCCACTTAAAAACTATAGATTTTTCAAAGAATGGCACGAAACTTTAGAACATTCTTTAAATTTAATTAATGAAGATTATAAAACTCCAGAACTACCAAGTCATATTAAAAACACACAATTAAACAAAATCATCGATGATTGGTCTGTTAAATTCAAACGAGCAATTTTATCTACAATTGAATTAGTATTAGGAGCCGCATCGCCTACGGGATACACAAAAGAACCCGCTGTTTCTGGTGATGAATTCGATACAAGTGCTGGCGGTGGGCAATTCGGTGGAAACAATCCAGTTACACCTGTTAAGCCAGTAACGCCTGTTGATCCTAATACTGGTTCTGGTTCTGGTTCTGGTTCTGCTGGTGATCCTACTGCTACTGGATCTACTGGGTTGACAGGTGCTGGAGAAACAGGTGCTACTGGCGTGACTGGACCGACTGGTGCCACTGTTGGTGAGACAGGCGCTACTGGTGCTGCCGATACTAGTGCTGCCGATGCTAGTGCTGACAAAGAAAAATTAGAAAAAGCAATTGAAATTTACACGGACTTGAATAACACCGAAAAAGGTAAGTTAAATTCACTTGGTGGTGGTCCGATGCCCATATTCGCAACTACTGAAATCACCACGAATGAACTTAGAATTCCAAAAAAATCAATTCCTTATGTTTTAAGGTACGGCAATCCAGTTATTGATATACTTCGTTATGGTAATAAAGAAAAATATAATTATTTTTTAAAATTGGGAAGAATAGAAACAAAAGAAAATGAATTTGGCGATACTATAAGCGACGATGTTAAAAAACAAATTATAAAAAAAGCAGCCGAATATAAACTTAGTGAAAAAACATACGATCCAACATACAAAAAAAACATAGAAAACATACTAAACAATGTAAACAATGTCGAACTTAATGAATTTATAGAATCACTCGAAGGTTTTTTTCGTTTAGGCGAAAAACCAAAGAAACCAAAACCTACAAATACATCAGAACCTACAAATACATCAGAACCTACAAACACATCAGATCCTACAAACACATCAGATCCTACAAACACATCAGAGCCTGCAGATAAAAACGAACCTACAAACACACCCGAACCAGTCAATAAAAATGCAATAAAACTGGAAACAAAAGAATTTTTACAAAAAGCATTAAACTTACAAGATGATGCTAAATTTTCTGTTTACATCAACAAAAACAATCAAAATTTAAGAAATTATTTAGAAAACATTTTCAATAATAACAAACAAGAATTCGTAGAAGAAATTAAAAAAAATATTTCTTTACCAGAAGAAGAAAAAGTTCAAATCGAAAAATTAAATGAATTAGATTTAGATCAATTCATTGAAGGATTCGTAAGAATCATGGGAATTGCATTTGTATACAAAATAATACCTCCATTGTCTACATATTCTTATGAAGAATTAATGGAAAAATTAAATGAATCGCATTCAAATATAAAAAAAACAACAACCATTTTAAGAAATTTAAACGAAGATTATCTTGTAAAGTATTTTATAGAATTATCAATCGATAAAATCAAAGAATTATCTGAAGCGTCTGAAGCAAGAGATGCATGGAAATCGCATGAAAAATATAAAGACCATACTATCGAACAATTAAAAAATAGTTTAGAAAAAATAGATAATGTAAGAGAATTATTGAATGAAGTTATGGTAATACTTGCTCATATTTCGCTTGTTCCCAGATCATGACCATATGCAAAGTCACACCAAGGAGTTAAATTGAAAAATATATATTTCTTAAAATGGTGGTTAGTCTTCAGTCTTTTTACTATAGGACTTATATTTGCAACAAGTTTAGGTTTCACAAAAGAAATTTACAATAAAGATTTAAGTTACATAAGCATCTGTACATTGGCTTTGTTTTATTGTCAAAGCGTATGTTGTGGCAAATTGTTTTATAATTTATCAAACGATATGTCGGAAAAAAAACTTACTAAAGAAAAATTTTCAACCTACAACAGAAAAGCCGAAAATGGTTGGTTTATTAGCGAGATGTGTCTCAATCTTGGAATGCTTGGAACGATTATAGGTTTCGTCATGATGTTGTCTGGCTTTGAATCACTAGATATTTCAAATCCATCTACAATATCTACATTATTATCTAATCTAGGAAAAAGCATGGCCACAGCTTTATACACAACACTAGTTGGAATTATATGTGGCTGTTTATTAAAAATTCAATACTACATTTTAGACATTCAATTTAAAGCCATAGAAGACGAAGGTTTAATAAATGAAAAGATCTCATAAAAATTACGGATGCAACACTTCATTCCTAGACTTGCTTTTCAATATGCTTTTAGCATTTGTAGCTATGTTTGTTCTTAGCTTTTCGTTGATAAACATAACTAAAATAAATAAAAATTTTGAATCTAAAGCCGAATTTATAATTACCATTTCTTGGCCTAATGATTTCGATGACGACATCGATGTTTATTTACAAGACCCTGAGAAACATTTAATTATGTTTAAAAGAAAAGAAGATGGATTAATGCATTTGGATAGAGACGATTTAGGATTTGCAAATGATGTGATCGAAACAATTAACGGACCTATAAAATACAATGAAAATCGTGAAATAGTTACTGTTCGTGGTGTTTGCGTTGGAGAATACACATTGAATGTACATGCGTTTAAAAAAAAGGACGCTAGAAGCACTCCAGTTAAAATTCAAATCGATAAAATAAACCCAACATTCAAAACCGTAATCATAAAAGAAGTTACACTCGCAAAAGAAGGCGATGAAAAAACCATAATAAGATTTACTTTGGATAAGAACGGAGACTTGATAAGCACAAATACAATTCAAAAAAGTTTAACAAGAGCTTTTTTAGAAGATCAATTTCCGCCCAATTCAAGATCCAATGCTCTTCCAAAAATACCAGCAGTTCAAAATCCATTTGCACCAGAGGTAAAATGACATCAATATTTGGAATAATTTTTACATTTATAATTCTTGGAAGTATATTATTATTCAACTTGATTTACACAAACATTAATTGGTTTATTAAGTTTTTATCAATAACCATAACAATATATTTTAGTATTATTACTTTTTTGTCTTTAGAGGACTTAAAAGGATGGCCAATAGAATCGGTTTTGCCAAGATCTTTTATGTTGATTGCAGTAAATGTGCAAGAGCCTACAAAAAAAGATGGAAATGGGGCTATATTTCTTTGGTGTAAAGACACCACGGAGCATTCCATAGAAAACAATATAATTTTTAATTTTTTAAAACCTTTCTTTGACCTAAAAACAATAAACCAAAAACCTAGAAATTACGAACTTAAATACAACAAAAAATTACACGAAAAATTATCTGAAATCGAAGATATGATAAAACAAGGAAAGGCAATTGTTGGCGAAGGCAAAGCTAAACAAAAAGGCGACAGAGAGACGAACGGAAAAGAAAAAGAAATAGATAGTAATCATTTAAATTATGATATAAAATTTTACGAATTACCTCCACCAAAAATGCCAGAAAAATAACTCAACAATTACTATTGATCAATAGACTTTTTTTCATTAAATTGTCTTGCGAATTCAGCCATTTTCTCTAAACCGTCTATATCATTATAATCAGAATTTTTTTCACTATAATCAAAAGACTGAGATTCTTGTATTTCTCTTTGTTTTTCGATTTCTTTCTTTCTCTGTTTAATCTTTTCTATTTCGATTTTATTTTCTGGATTATTTTCGTCTAATACTTGTTCTTGCAAAAATGCCACAATAGAATTTGTCACAAAAAAACTTTTACATCCAGTAAACAAATGTGTAAGAATTACGCCATCTTCATCTAATTCTTCTAAAACACCAGTGTAAAAATCAGAAAACTGAGAATCGATAATGTTTGGCTTGTTAGTTCCTAAAGTAATTAAGGTCACTACTTTTCCAAGAAACAAATTGTTTAGTTTTTTAATTGTAGAAATCTTCATATAAGCACCTTTTTAAAAATAGTTAAATATCAAATATATCTCCAGCCATACCACTAGGAGCATCAAAATCAATTTCTTTTTGTGTTTTGATAATATACTCCCTTAAAACATTAGATCCTAAATTTATCAACATTTGATTCCAATCATTGTAATTGTTTGGTGGCTGAGTGCATTTTATTTGATTGCTTGAATTATTATGTGAGAAACGCTTTGTTAATTCAACCATTTTTTTCAATCCACTAGCACCAGCTTTATCTCTGTCTAGGCAAAATATTATCTTATAATCAGATAAAAGCATTGCTTGTTTTTCACTTAAGTTTTTACCGCCACAAGCACATGCGTTTAAACCGCTAATTTTAAGACTCATTGCATTAAACTCGCCTTCGCACACATACAAGGTAGAACCCTTATTTGGCCAAGGACCTGCCATAAAAACAACATCTTCTTTACCTGTGCCACATGATATTGGAGGACCCATATATCTTAAAGTAGCTTTAGAGCTTATATGTCTTCCATTAAAGTATATTAAATCGCAATTTCGATCATAGTAAGGTATTATTATTCGACCTTTAAATGGTGGCTCCTTGCAAATATACAGGTCATCGATTGGTATCTTTCTATTTAATAAATATTCTTCTGCTCTCTCACGCCACCAATTATTTTTAGACATACTGGAAATCAAAAAACATCCATTTGGCAATACTAATTTCGACTTTATTGGTTCGCTTTCAAAATTGTAATTATCATTGCTCAACAACTCGGCAATTTTATTTTCAAGATCAGCAATAGTGCTTCTTCCAGTCAAAATAGCAACAGCTTCATCGCTATCGCATTTTTCGACTATTTTAACTAATTTTAAAAGACTTCCTTTTTCGTCAGTTTTAAAACAATGATAAACGCCAAACGGTCTACGATTTTTACCTCCAGATGGAGAACACCAAAGATGATGACCACTATCGTTTTTTTCAAATATTGAATTAATTCTTATTTGATCCGTTTTGACAAGAACATCTCCCTTGAATTTCTCTTCCGCCCACTTTCTAAATTTTTCGAAATCGACTTCCATGAAATTTACTTCTTGTTTAAACAAAACTTTAGTTTTATAATGTTATTAATGTTATCAAACTAAGAGAAAAAAACAATGGACATTCAACATATAAGTGTATCACGAAAACAAACATGGGATACATGTCAACAACAATACAAATACAGATATCACTTAAAGATAGTTTCCGAAAAAGAAACTCCAGAGTATTTTGATTATGGCAAGATAGTTCACAAAGCAGCTGAATTATATGTACAAGACAAAGGTAAAACCCCTATAGAAGAGATTACTAATTCAATATTAAGTGGTCAAATCATCATCGAAGAGGGATATGGCAAAAAAACAAATGTAAATCTTTCACAAGACTATTTGTTGAAACTTCCAAGTCATTTAAAGAATATAAAATATATAAGCGATAAAATTGGTTACGATGGTCATCTGGAATGGCCTTTTAAATTCGATATAGATCCTCCAACAAACAAATTACTTGTCGGATTCATAGACAGACTGGTAATTAGAGGAGATAAATATTTTATATTGGATTACAAAACGACAAAAAAAGGAAAATGGCGAAAAACACCAGCAAACATTAAAAACGATTTACAATTAAGGTGTTACGGAAGAATAGTTCAAAAAACATTCGGAGCTAAAGCAGAAAATATAAGTGCTGCTTTATATTATCTCGATGGGGCCAATTTGATTTCAACAAAATTTACGGATAAATTACTTTTAACTGCGGAACAAGAATTGCTCGATGCTTATAAAAGCATAGTAAGTACAAAGCCAGAAATGGCCACGGCTAAAACAGGATTTCATTGCAGGAACTGTGATTACAACAACATATGTCCTTATTATGCTAATATGTAGTTATTTTCTTCCGGGAAGAATTACATACCCTTCATCGTATTTACCTTGTTTGTTGTTCTTGTCTACGATTGGTATCAATCTAGCTTTGCCTGTGTTGCTTGGTATGTTTAGTAAAAAATCATGTTCGTTATTTTTAAAAAACGAATGAATGACGCTTAATGGTGTAAAAAATCCATTTCCTCCACCATCATAACTTGATGTTCCCCAGCATGTGCCGATATAATATTCTTCATTCATAAGACCGCCACCAGATCTGCCGGGGCGAGGACTGTTTCTTTTTGTAACTAAATCTTTGTCTTCTATGCCAACGATTTCTACATCGTAATGTGCGACCTCTCTGCCACCATCACATCCACATGAATGTGCTGTATAGCCTTTTTTGTATTCATAATTTTTTGGTGCTATAGGAAAATAAGAAGGGGTCCAATCTGGTTGAAAACTTATTAACGCAGTGTCTGCTCCGTTTACATAAGAATAAAATAAAACTTTTGCATCATAAGATCTAGGAGAATCAAGTTTAATATCGTTTTGATACCATGTAGAAACTTTGCATGTTATGTTTTTGTTTAGACCTTGTTTGTATGTCATGACACCTCTTTCCCATAAGTGTCCGCAAGTAGCAACATATGCTATATTCTTACCAGAATCATAATAAACAATAGTACCACTCCCAGAAGCTCCAGAAACAGATATTTTAAGAGAAACAGCTAACCACCTTCTGAATTCTATTGTTCTCTGCTCTACAGGTGCTTCTAATGAAGACACTTCCATTGGCTCTCTTTTAACGAGAGGCATGTTGTCTAAAGGATGATTTTCTAAAACTTCTTGACCAATGGCGTTACCACCAAAAAAAAACAGAAGACTTACAACAAGAAATGATGATTTTATAAAATTTATGAGCATATATTTTCCCTTTCGTCTATAATATTAAGTAGTATATTTTAGAGAAAAAAATGATAACAATATCTATTTCGCATATAATCTATTTGGACAAAAATGAAAGATACGATTTATATCATGGAAAAAAAATTAAAAAAATTGGATTTTTTGTTCCAGTATGTTTTTGTAACGGAGAAACATCAGAACCAGCACATGAGATTTTCTGTAAATATTTTTTAACAAATGACAACGAATTCACACCAATCACTAAATGCGAAAATGGATTTAGAATAAATATATTTTGCAATGAACAAAATCAAGATTTATTATCAAATCCTATTAGTTTGTTAGATTGGGAAAGTGGTGGAATAGGCAGTTTCCACTTCAAAGAAAAAGGCCAAATAAGAATAAAAAACAATTATTATTCAATAATACACACCGTTCATATTGAAGATATTAATGTTTTAAAAGAAAGCCTTAATTGATTTCTTATATATCTTGCAAAGATAATGCTATTTGAACGCTTACGACATCACCCGAAACTGTTGTAACTGGTGATGTTAAAACTAAAGACGATATTAAAATACCAGAGTTGTCTGACTCGGTTGTTAAAAACATATTCTTTACTGGCCCCCATCCTAAACCAGAAGCTGAAAATGTAATGATGTTAGATAGAGCTTTGTAAACTCCAGATGTTTCTGTGATAGCGAACCCAGTTCCATTCGAAGGCAACGCCTGCCTTACGTATCCATTTCCAAATGGTTCATCCAACAAAGAAGTTAAATCATTGTCTTCCACAAGATCATCTCTGGCATCTAATCCAAGATAGTAATTATCTGGAACTAGATTGCCATCATTTGAAAAAGCAGTTTTGATTAAAAACTCCCTGCCTTCTAAATGAATCATGTTTTTAATATTTTCTGCTCGCCAGATAACTTTATTGTTTCTTATATGTTCTATAAAATTTATTGTAACTAAACTTTTCATTAAATTTACCCCAATAGTGTTTGAGAATCATCATCTGTTTCATTTGACTTATCGAGTCTCTTTTTGAAATTGTTCAAATTTTCTTCTTCTTTTTGAATCAACTCATCGATTGCTTGCAACGCATCTATTCCAGACTTTTGAGCATTTGGATTTACAATGTTTCCATTTTGCAATTTCCAGTTCTGAAACAGAACATCGATTTTTTTTTCTTTTTTAGGAGACTTGCTTTCGATGATGCTTATTTTCTGAGTAACCTTTACTAAATCCTGATAAATTCCATCAAATGTTTTTTCATGTGGAACAGATCGTAAAGCCATGCTTATATTGTGCTGAAGATTTTTTATATTTTTATCCATCTTATCCTCTTTGGAGTGAAACTCTCATTTATAATATGTATGCTTTTATTGCTAACAAAAACATCATCAGTAGACGCTTTGATTTCACAAACTAAACAATTTTCTTTATTTTTAACATCTATGTTTAGATTAACAACATTTGGAAGATTAGCCGATAAGTTCCAAGATATTTTTTTGATGTAATCTTCCATGATGCTTCTATATTCTTCTTTTACTTCTCCATAAAACACACAATTGTTGTTTTTTGTTTTAGACAAAGAAAATTCATTTACAAATGAGTTTAGTGCGTGTTTGATATCTTGTAGTTTGTTTTTTGTTATGTATTTATTATTATTTAATGTTATTTGAACATTAAACTCAGGAAATTTATTTTCATCAAATACAAATTCAATATGCGATTTAACATCATCGTGTTGCTCTAGCAAAAAATCTAAATAAGAACTAATCAAATTTGCTTTTTCGCTACAGTATTTGAAATAATTTTCTTTTATCTGTAATAAATCTTTGTCGTCAAGAATTTTTTTACACCTAATTTTATTTAAAAAATTAATTTCATTTTCTAAAGAAATGTTCGAATCGAAATCAATTAAAAAATTCTCAACAACTAAATGACTCTTGGTTAAATCAACATTAAACAAAGCGTAGCCACTTTGCTCAAAAAAATTTGAACAATCAATTGTCGTCTTAGTTCTAGGAGCTTTTTCGAACCTTTTTTCAATATAATCTTTAAGAGACATTTGTTACCACCCAAAACTTCTTAATAATTTATCGTCTTTTCTCATGTACTCTATATTAAGAGAGTTCATTTCATTAATAGTTATACCCAAAACAGATAATTCATCTTCTGATATTTTTTCGTCTTCTATATCGCCAAGCAACTCTTTTCTTATTTCATCGTAAATTGTCTTGTTTACACTGTTTTTTGGAGCTAAACCAACCGAACTGGCAACTATATCTTGATTGAGTTGATCTCTAACGAAAACAGCCAAACAAAGAGATATAATTGCGTCATCGTGTTTGCCCTTTTGAGCTTGAGCTTTTTTTGTTGTGCTATTGTATTCAAATGTTTGTAATTCATTTGTTATTCTTATGCTGTTTATTCGCATAGAGTCGTTTATTATCTTGTTCTGTAAAGATTCAAGAAACAATGGTCTGTTAGATTGAGACATTCTAATTCCAGCTTTTGGATTTTTAGTATTAGAATTTTGAAAGTAAATATTATCATAATACAATTGGCTCTGTAGATTGCTTAAAACAGCAGATCCGGGGCCATTAGCTTCAACCACCAACAAAGCATTATTGTAAAACTTTCCTATTTCATTAAGTATCTGTGCGAAAACATGTGGTGGAACCGTATTAGAATAAAACTCTGCGACCTGTTCGCAAGTCGTTG